CCGGATGTTCGTGGACAATGGCAAAACCTCGATACAAACCAGCTTGTCAAACCTTGAGCCGATTCTTGAGGACTTGCAGAATTTGAAGTCTATGCGGTTTCAGTTGAAGTTACAGTGGGGGATGTTGCTTGGCTTTGCAACGGCTGTGGTGGGTATGATTGTTTGGGCTGTGCAGTCTGGCATAGCTCGGGTTGCTACTCATATCGGCGGTTAATGATTTCCCGCAATTCAGCGGGGAACTATCAGTCTGATAAAGATTGATAGGTGGTTGATAGAAGGAGGATGGTTATGTTGAAAGTTGTTGGTGCATTGATTCCCGCGCTGTTGCGCTTGCTGACCCCCGAACTGGTCAAGACCGCAGTTAATGCGTTCATCGAAGTTATTGAAGATGCTTCTCGCAATTCGACGAACACTGTTGACGACGCATTGGTTCTGCCTTTGTGTAAGACCATCAGAACCGCTCTGGATGTTCCGGACGTGGACGGGGATAACGGCTAATGGAAGCTATCTTGCCAGCATGGGTGGTTCCGGTCGGGGTTATTCTTAGCCTCGTCGTTCCATCCGTGCTGACATGGTATGCAAAGCAGAGGAAGGTCATAAAAGATGAATTGCTCAAAGTCAATACGGCTCCTGCCAGTCCTGACGACATTGCTGACATTGATCGCATTCAGCGGCTGCAAGACGAGCGGAACGTTCCTCCCGCCAAGTGATGGCGTGGTGACAATCGTTAAGAGCGGGGTGGTCTATTTCCCTGCCAAATCGGTGATGTTTCCGGATGGTAAGGGCGGGCAAACCATGAATGAGTTCGGGTTTTATGCGGATAGTCGCTGGCGGTTGGCTCCGCCAAAGAAATAGATAACTGCAACCACTTTTAATAACACCCTTTAAAATATGGTGTTTTCTAGGTTCCCCCCACCTCCATGCTTTTAAAAGCTGATGGATAGCAAAAACCCCTGTTTTTATTGATTAAAACCAATAGAGACAGGGGTTTTGTTTTGTCCGTCGCGTTTGCTATTGTCTCCTATGATACGTATATGATAGGTCTATTAGCATGTAAAAAGTGCAACCACTTTTCAACCGGAGGGGCGTATGCGGGGAGTGTGTGTTTATGACCGGGCAGACCGGAAGAAGAGTCCTTACGGGGCAAGGTGGAGTTCGGAGGGTAAATACCGGTTCCAGTTTTTCAGCAAAAAGGCGGATCGGGATGCGTTTATCACCGATTTTGAGAAGAGGGTTGGGCTGCATGGCCGGGCTATTTTGTCGATGTCTGCCGGGGATGCGATGATTTGGGCGGAGTGTGTGAAGCTGGCAGGGTCGGCCCCGGCGGTTCTTAAGGCGGTTCAGCAGGCGACGGATCGGAGCAGGTTGAGGCGGGTTGATTTGTCGGCGGCGCGTCTGGAGTATGAAGAGGATCTGTTCAATAAAGGGTGTGATGAGGATTACCGGCGGCATGTGAAGAAGGCGCTGGGCCGGTTTCCGATGTCGGGGGCGGCTTTTGATGTGGGGCAGGCTGAGGCCAGGACCTGGGCGGCCGGTTTGAGTTTCGCACCCCGGACGGTGCGCGGGCATATCAAGATTCTGACGGCGTTCTGGAATTGGATGGTTGCTCGCGGGTATGCGGCTGATAATGTTTTCCGGTCTGTGCCGGTTCCGGTGGTTTCAGAAAGCGAGCCGGGGTTTTTGACGGTGGATGAGATGGGCCGGCTGATGAAGGCGGCGCGGGAGCACTTTCCGGATGCAGTGGCGTATTTTGCGCTGGGGGCGTTTGCCGGGTTGCGGTCGAGCGCGATCTGCCGGATGGATTGGGAGGAGCATATCCGCTTTGAGCAGCGCGGGATCCTGATTACCGGGGCGAATGCAAAGAACAAGCGCCGGCAGTTTGTGGACGGCCATGAGCCGAATCTGTGGGCGTGGCTGGAGTGGGCGCGGGAGCATGCTCCGGCGGGGTTTGATTTAGAGCCTAGACTGTGGGAGCGGCGGCGGGAGCAGGTGGCGGAGAAGGCGGAGGTGGTGATGCCGCATAATGCACTCCGGCATTCGTTCTGCACCTACCACTGTGCGCTTTATGGTGATGCGGGCAAGACGGCAACCCTGTTGACGCACCGGGGTAACGTGGCGATCCTGTACCAGCACTATAAGGGGAACGCGGGCAGGCCGGAGGCGGAGAGGTACTTTGGGATCAGGCCGTGAGAGCAGGGGTTAGGGGGCGGGTGGCTGACGGATCGGGCGGATTGCTGTTTAAAAGTTCTCTCCTATCCAAACGACAAACATGATTATTAATGCCAAAGGAAGCAGAAGCACTATAGCTTTAATGGCTGTCAGCCAAGACATCATAAAAGAGCAAACTAAACGCTGTTCAATAGAGGTCGTCTGTCTGCAATCTTTATTTAAAAAAAATATAACAGCCATCGTGGAAAACAGAGGAATTAGCATTACAAAACCATTAGAGGGAGCGATGTCGCCAGCTATTACGCTGGCTGTAATGAATGTCCCAATTTCAAGCAGGTTTGTGCCTGACGATACGTTATCTTTGAATAGTTTTTTAAATTCCATTAGAATTGTTCCAGATTGTTTTTAGCCAATTCATGCGGGCAATCCTACAGGCGTAAAAAAATAATTCAAAATAAATGTTGTGTTAAGCTATAGGAGGTGTTAACACCTAGAACCATGAAGCGAGGCATATATGGCAAACCAGAGAAAAAAGGGGAAATCACAGGTTAGTGCTTGGGTTACCGAGGATGTGGCCGGCCGGGTTAAAAAGATTGCAGAAACAGAGGATCGCCCGGTGAGTGATGTGGTTAATGATATTTTGAGGGAATGGATAGCTAAAGAAGAAGAGAGTATAAAATATGGCAAATCTAAGCGCAGTCATTGATGATGATCTAAAACAAAAACTGGAAGTCATTGCTGGGCGTGAACATCGTTCTATCAGCAATGTTGTTTCAATTATTTTGTCTAAAGGTGTTACCACCTACGAAGAAAATTCACGCAAGAAACGCCAGCTGGCGACTGCTGGTTAATTTTTTTATGTAAGGGTGGTAACACCCAACCAAGGAGACGAAATGAGCACGTTTGACCGGATGGAGATTATTGCGGAGATCGAGGCGGCGGCGCAGTCGCTGGGGATGCAGAAGCTGACGGTGCTGAATAAGCTCACCAACCTGGTGGATGCCGATCTGCTGAAGCTGTGGAGCGCGTTGAAGTCGATTGGTGAAGTGGCGTAGGCACAAAGGCACAGAATGAACTTTGAAAAACAGATTCTTACTACGGCTGAGGCGGCGCAGTGGCTGGGGATACCGGCGCCGGAGCTGAAGCGGTTGATGCAGGCCGGGCATATCCGCCGTCTGCGCGGTTACCACAAGCCGTTCAAGTTTTCCGTGGTGGAGCTTCGCCGGTATCTGAGCGAAGGGGTGGTGGCGTAGGGGGAGCGGGGGCGTGGGGGCGTGGGGGAGTGTGTGGGTGTGTGGGTGAGTGCGGGAGGTGAACGATGGACCGAAGACGCGGTTACTGGGACGGGACGGAGGTTGTTGAGCAGGGATCAGGGAGCAGGAGTCAGGTGACAGGCCGGCGGGCGGTTCCGACGATTGAGCCTCTGGAAGAGACGGGTGAGTTTAGATCGTGGTACCGGGGGAAGTTCGGGCGCGATCCGGTGACGCAGAGTCCGGTTTTTGATGGGGAGTATGTGGGTTCGTGAGTGTGTGAGTAATAACCAAGGAGACGAAAATGTGCAAGGTGACGATTCATGAGTTGAAGAAGGCGAAGAAGCCGGTTACGGGCGATAAAGAGGGGCGTCAGTGGACGCTGTACATCATGGAGTGTGTGGTGTCGGTCGATGAGAACACCAAGACCGATGTGCGGACGGTGAAGACGTTCGAGCAGGAAATCTTCCAGCAGATCAATGCCATGCAGGCCGGTCAGAAGCTGACGTTTGAGGCCGATAAGAAGCCGGACGGTGCGGTTTTTGAGTACACGATTAAAAAGCCCAAAGCTGAATTTAACCACAGAGGGCACAAAGGCACAGAGGGGCAGACAAACCGGCAGTGCGTTCTGAAGGTGGCGGTTGAGCTGGAGCGGGCACGGTCTGCGGTGACTGGCGATGTGCCGACAGCCAAGGACATTATTGCAACTGCAGAAGAGCTGCTGGTGTGGCTGGAAGGGGGTGCTAAATGACAGCGGTCAGTAATCAGGGGGCAGGGGTCAAGGGGCAGGCATTCGGCGAGACAAACCGGCAGACGGCGCTGAACGCGGCGGTTTCTTGCCTGCATTTCGAACCGCTTAATCCAAAAGGTCATAATGTTCCAGCAGATCCGGAGCTTTTTACTGATTTGTCAAACAGCGTTGCAGATCAAACGCTGATTTTGGCCGGCAGATTTTTGACGTTTCTGGAAGGCGGTGCCAAATGAATATTCTGAGGCTTAAAGCGGATGGATCCACTGAGCAGCGGATTCTGGATTATCTGAATCAGAATGCTTCTGATGTGCTGGCTGAGAAGATCAACGCGGGCACAAAGACGCTGGCCGGGGCGGTGAAGTATGCAACAGAGCAGGCGCGTAAGCTGGCCAAGAGCGACGGCTGTGTCTGTGTGGATGACGCGACGGTGTTCGGGTGGATTATCCACTTCTTCGAAGAGGATGAAATTGCCGAACAGCCGAAGAAGGAAAAGGCCGCAGTCAAACTGCCTGGCGGGGTGAAGGAGAAGGCCGGGGGGCAGGGGACAGAGGACAGAGGACAGAGGACAGAAGGCAGAGGGCGGAAGACTGATAAGACAGCCAAACCGGCAGAGCCTGCCAAACCTGCTGAACCAGCAAAACCGAAAGGCCCGATTATTCTGGAGCTGTTTTCAATGGACCAGATTCAGGCGGTGAAGAAATGAGCCACACACTGGTCGAAGTTTTTAAAGGGCAAGCCCGCTTTGACTATACTCCGATTTCTCCGGCGGCTGTGCGGAGGATTTTGGCTTTTGACCGCGAGAGAGGCTTCGGGCCCGGCGGTACAGAGCCGAACCGCAACCGGTTTTATCATTGGCTGGTTCAAAACGGTTCCGACGTGCAGATCCGGACGGTGGCGGTGAAGGCGAAGCGGAAAAATAAAGAGCCGCTGGTCAAGGAAGTGGCGAGGGCCAGTGTGGATGATCCGTGGATTCATGTGCATGACCTCGGATTCTACACGATCGGCGGATATTTCGTGGACTGGTCGCCAGAGGGGTTCGGATATAATCGAGGATTTAACTATGGACGCCGCTGGGAAACATCCGCCTATGCGCTGCGCTGCATGTGGAAAATCAATGCGACGGTGGTGAATCCGGAGCTGCTCAAGCGGACGCGGCGCTTCCGGTGGTCGGCGTGGGACCCGGAGCGGGGGCACCTGCTGGATTATCTAAAAATCTACAAGGAGCATCCGGAGATCGAGCTGCTTTCTAAAAGCGGGCTTGGCCGGTTCTGCACGAAGATTGCAATTGTCCGTAAGCTGAAAGCAGACAGGAATTTCCGGCAGTTCTTCATGAAGCATGTGGACGTTATCCGGGACAGATGGTCAATCAATGCGCCGGTGATTTTGAAGGCATACAGCAAGGGGCTTTCCTTTGGTGATGCCTGCAAGGAGATTGAAACTCGCCAGATGTTTCGTGGGTGTGATCTTCCGCGCAGCATTTGCCCGGTAAAGGCGTATCGATATATCTGTAAGCACAAGCTTTCTGTCTGTGTATATACCGATTATCTGCACAACAGCCAGAAGCTGGGGTTTGATCTGGTGGACACGAAGGTTTCGTTTCCGCGGCAATTTAAAGCACGCCAGCAGGCGGTACAGGATCGGGTGGATGCAATCCGGCGGGCAGAGAATGCTGAGAAGATCGCGGAGATGAACCGGCAGCTTGAGGCGATTGCCGACAAATGGAGCTGGGTTGAGCGCAAGAGCGGGGATTATCGAGTAGTGGTTCCTCGCACAGAAGAGGCGTTCATTGTCGAAGGCAAGGCGCTGGTCAATTGTCTTGGAGATTACGCGGCAAAAGTGGCGCGCGGTGAGTGCGTTGTGGTCTTTGTGAGTCAGTCGCGTCGGCCCAATAAGGCGTATGTGGCGGCGTCTTACGATCCGAAGACCGGCGTGGTTTCTCAGTGCTACGGCAAAAACAACAGCACCCCACCAAAAGAGGTGCGGAAGTTTGTCGAGAGGGTTTTTTCCAAGGCAAAAGTTCAACTCAAGGTGGCGGCATGAAGGATATCGGTAAAACCAGCGAACTGATAACAGCCATCGTGCCGATTCCGCGGAAGTCGATGCACTGGCAGCGGACAAAGCAGTCGGCGCTGATCCGGAAGAAAGCCTACGCCGATCTGGAAGCCTGTGAGGTTGGGCAGCATGTGCTGTTTTTCAATACCGACCGGGCGCGGGCAACTGGATACACGCTGTCCAGTCGATTCAAGAATCGCTGTTACACGATCTGCAAGATTGATGACACGACGTTCGGGGCGTGGAGGATTAGGTAGGCAGGGGGAGTGTGTGGGTGTGTGAGTGTGTGGGTATGGGAGTGAAAAACCGAGGGGACGATATGAAAGAGATAACGCTTCAGGATGGGATTCATTTTGTGGATTTGCGGCGGTTCCGTTCGTTTCGGACTGGTAATTGCCAGCTGATGATTGAGCGGACAGGATTTTTGATTTTTGCACGGCGCGGGAAGGCTGGATCTGTTCCGGGCTTCGTCTCCTTGGTGGCGGACCGGCTCCGCGCCGTGCGCTCTTTTAAGGCCAGGCTGGCTAATGTGCCGGTGAGTGCCGCGGCGGTGCGTCGGGATCGGGAAAGGGCAGGATTCATCCTGCCCGTACGCTCCGGCGCGCTGTCGCCTTTTTTTGGGCGGATCGGACGGATCGGGCGGATGGTTTGGACCAGTGAGATTACGGTGGCGAGGTGGGAGATGCTGGCTGTTCTGGCGCTCGGGTGTGCGGCCATGTGGATTGTAATGGGGATGGTGGCGGGGACGTTTTAAACCGGAGTTTTTCATGCACGTTAATTCTCTGCTGGCTTATTACGACGGGATGAAGGCGTTCTCGAAGAGAGAAATGCTGATTCTTGGTTGGTTGCTGATGAATCCGGGTGCGTGGACGGATCGGCAGGTTAAGCATGGGTTGGAGATGGGGGACATGAATGCGGTGCGTCCGAGGATTACGGAGCTGGTCGGGCGCGGCGCACTGGTTGAAGCCGGTGATGTGGTTTGTCCGGTGTCTGGAAAGCATGTTCGGAGGGTGCGGATTGGTGAGGGGTTTTTGAATAAGAGCATCGTGGCGGCGCCGGTGCAGCCCGTACAGGCCGGCGGGGAGCTGGTCGGTCGGTGTGAGCGGTGGAAGGTTCCTGCTCGCGGGCAGTGCAGTTTGTTTTGATCAACGAAAGAGGGATTATGGAAAAAAGTTTATGCGAAAAATGCGACATGGCCTATCGCTGCGACCGGAAGAAAAAAAACGAGCAGCCTGTTAAGCAGTGCAGTTTTTTTGGACGGAAGGATGTGACGAAATGATCTGGAAGTTTTGGCGGAGAGGGAAGTTTGTTGATTCTGAGCAGTTGCGGCGGGTGGTGAATCTGATTCCGGAATATGTGGATGCTCTGATTGATGAGCGGATGGGTCGGCGGGCCCAGGCGGAGGGGTTGGACGGCCGTGAATTGCACGGTCCGGCGGAGCGGAAGCTGAAGAAGATCGAGGGGCGGCTGGCTGAGCTGATCGGGGGTGGGCGGTGAGCTGGATCCAAACCTATACGGGCAAAAAAATTGATGTGCGTCAGCCGCGGCCGGAGGATGTTTGCTGGATGGATATTGCGCATTCGCTGTCTCAGCAGTGCCGATTTAACGGACACACAAAGCATTTTTACAGCGTGGCGCAGCATTGCTGGATTATGAGTCTTAATGTTCCACAGGAGTTTGCTCTTTACGCTCTGCTTCATGATGCGGCGGAAGCCTATATCGGGGATATGCCGGCGCCGGTGAAACAGTTGTTTCCGGAGTTTTCTGTGATGGAGGACATGTTGTTGTCGTGCATCTATAAAGCGGCGGGCATTCCTGAGCCGTCTGCGGAGGCGCTGGCCGTCGTGAAGGAATACGATCTGCGGATGCTGATGACGGAGCGCCAGCAGTTGCTGGGTGAACCGCCGGAGCCATGGGCGTTGGACGTGATGGGGGTTAATCCTATCGGTATTAATATTCGTGCATGGTCGATCCGTGACGCATCTGACGCCTACCTAGCGCGTCTGGCTGAGCTGGGGGTGCTGATATGAAATGCCTTTCTGTTCGGCAGCCGTGGGCGTGGGCGATTCTCCATGCGGGCAAGGATGTTGAAAACCGGACGTGGGCTCCGGGCAAGGCGCTGAAGTCGGGGGATCGGTTGGCGATTCATGCTTCCAAGTCGTTTGACGTGGACGGTCTGCGCTGGATTGTCACGAACCATGAAGCGCTGGGGCTGAAGCTGGCGGATATCCCGATCGATCCGAAGGCGTACCCGGTTGGGTGCGTGGTGGGGGCGGTGACGTATGGGGGGCATGTAAGTGAGTGTGTGGGTATGGGAGTGAAAAGCCCGTGGTTTTTCGGGCCGGTTGGGTGGTTGGTGAGCAATCCGGTGGCGCTGGCGGAGCCGGTGCCGATGAAGGGGCGGCTGGGGTTGTTTGAGGTTGAGTTGCCGCTGTAGCGGCAGAGAACTGAAAAGGAGACGCAGTGAACGAAGTTCCGGAGCTGGTGAAGGTGAAGCAGGTGAATGAGTTCTGCACCGGGTGCTTTTTTAAGTGGGCGAAGTACCAGAACTTCACCTGCTCTGGCCTTCAGCGGGCACAGTGCGTTGCAGAGAAAATTATTTTTAAGGCTAAGAAACCAGGGCGGGCATAAGCCGCGTCCGTACAAAAGGAGAATGCAATGAGCAAGAAATATTGGGTTGCAGCGGATAAGGTTCAGGCGGCGTGTCGGGCGACGATGGAGCAGTTTCATCCGGAGTTGGCGGCTTTGCATGTGAACGTGTTGTGCGTGTTTGCTAAGGCGGAAGATAAAAAGGGGTTTCCTTTGCCGGCGGTTAAGCTGCGCGGACGCTCCTGTTACGCGACGATCAGGGCCGTTTCGGACGAGGATCGGGCAGCCGGGATGCCGGATGCGATAATGACGATTGATGAGGTTTTGTGGAAAACGCTTTCCACCGAGCGTCAGGTGGCGCTGCTGGATCATGAGCTGACGCATATCGAATTGGCCGGTGGAGAGTCTTCTGCCGGGGTGAGTCTTGCGATGCGGAAGCATGATTGGGAGCTGGCGGGCTTTTTCGATGTGGTGAAGCGGCACGGGAAGGACGCGATCGAGCTGGTTGATTTGATTAAGTTTGGCCGGTCGGAGCCGGGTCAGCTGGCGTTTCGGTTTATCGAGGATGGTGAGCCGTCGATTGCCGAGCGGGCGGCGGAGTCGTTCGTTGGGTCGATTGAGCCGGGCGGGTCGGTTGAGATTTCGACCGGCGGAAAGACGATGCTGAAGATTGAGAAGGGCAAGGACGGGAGGGTGAAGAGTTTCAGTCCGGCAGAGGGGCAGAGTGATGAGGCGCTGATTAGCCAGGCGCTGGAGGTTCTGCGGGAAACGAAGCGGGCGAGCACGTCCATCCTGCAACGGCGGTTGAAGATTGGATACAACCGCGCGGCGGGTCTGATGGATTTGCTGGAAGAGCGCGGGATTGTCGGCCCAGCGACGGTAGTCGGTGCGCGGGAGATTCTTAAAATGCCGGCGGTGTCGGCGGCTTGAGGGGTTGGGGGATCGGACGGATGGGGCGCATGGACAATGACAGGCCGATTATTTTTGAAGGTAAGCCGGGGCTTTGCTGGCACTGCGGGCACGGAGAAGTGTCGAGTGTCGAGGGGCAAGTGGCTGGAAAAGGGTGCAATCAGTGGCTGGTGACGCGGCCGGTGTCGGTGAGTAATTGCCGGGCGTTTTTGAATGTAGACGGGCTTTCCTTATAGAAGGGTGTTTTTATGAGTCGGAATCGTAAGTGGTGGCATAAGGCGAATCATGACCGGGTGCTGAGGGATCAGTTTGTCTGGAATCTGCCGGATGAGGCGCTGGGTCTGCTGACGCGGATCCAGTGTATGACCGGCAGTACGGAGCGCGGGCATGAAACCGGGGTGCTGTGTTCTGAGGCGGGGGATAAGATGTCAGCCGATGAGCTGGCGTTTTTGCTTTCACGCGGGGATGCGGAGCAGGAAGCGCGGATTATGCACCGGCTTAGTGTTCTGGCTCGGGCAAAGCAGATATGCCCGCGTGCGTTGGAGCGCGGGCAGATTAAGCTGTTGCATTGGCAGGAGGATCAGGAGATGCCCGCGTCGCAGGATGGTGAGCGTAAGCGTAGCGAGGCGGATGAGAGGATGGCTGAGGAGGTGCAGGCCTTCCGTCCCGACCTTGTGCGGTTCTTCGCAAAGTTGGGAAACAGGGCGGTTACGGATGGGGAGTTGCTTTCCTTTATAAAGGCGGTCACGGGGAAATATTCAAAAACCCAAAATAAGTTTTTGGAATTTTTGTGGTCTGAGGGGGTGCTTGCCCGCGACGCGGATGGACTCAACAGGCTCGCTTCGCTCGCCCCTCCCGCCCCCGCTGGTGTTGGATTTTCTGGAGGTGGAGCTGCCTCTCCAACCTTGGTTGGAACTGGAGAGGAAAATTTCCCGAATGGGAAATTTCCCGTAGAGATAGATCCAGATCCAGAAACAGATATAGATTTGGGAATGAGAATACATTCCCAGCTGGATTCAGCTGGAGATGGAGGGGGGGCGGGAGGGGCGAGCGAAGCCGGGGATACCGGCTCCCGGGAGCGTCCGGCTTTTTGCCGGACACCCTCAGCGGCCTCCGGCAGTCCGCCGGATGCCTCCGGTGATAAACCATGCCAGTTTGTTTTGCAGGAGCCCGGCGATGCGTGGCGGTGTTCCGATCCGCTGGCGGCGTCGATTGATTTTTTAAGCCAGTGTCCGGGATGGCAGGATAAGCGTTACGGCAACAACCCGTCCAGTTCGGTAGTGCTTCGCAGCAAGTGGCGGGAGTTGCGGGAGAATCCACACGTCGGGCCCGAAGAGGCGGAGCGTATCTGGCGGGCGTGTCTGGACGGAGCGATTACCGACAAGCTCGACCGGCAGGGGTGGAAGACCTGGGTGGCGATTTTTATGAAGCGCGTGCGGGTGCAGGTTGAGGTTTTGAAGCCTATGGGGGTGGCGTAATGGTTTGCAAAATTGAGTTGAAGGCGGAGTTGGAGAAGTCGCTGGCGGACGGTGCGATGACGGAGCGGTTTGCGGTGCTGGCGGAGGAGTGTGTGCGGGGATGGTATTCAAAGCAGTCCTGTAGTGGCTGGTCGCATGCGGTTGATGAGGTGCTGGGTGAGTTCCGTTTGAAGCTGTGCCGCAACTGGGTAAAGCTGGATCCTCAGCGTAATCCGTTTGCGGCGCTGGTGCAGATGGGACGGCGCTGCGGGATGGATTGGCAGCGGAAGCAGAACAGCCGGAAGCGCCGCGAGGAGTTTGCACGATGATGAAGCCGTATTACCAGGATGAGGCGGTGACGATTTTCCATGCGGACAGTTACGCGGTTGAGTTGCCGCGCTGTGATTTGCTGTTGATTGATCCGCCGTATGAAATTTCGACGCGCGGGAGCGGGATTGCGAAACAGCGCGATTATCTGGCGCAGGTCGAAGCCAATGGGATTCACAACGGGTTTGATGAGACGATTCTGGAGCGGTTTGCAAACTGGATGTGCTTTTGTTCGCTGGATCAGCTTTCGCTTCTGCTGGTGATGGCGGAGGAACGCAAGGCGCAGGGCGGACGGCGGATGGTGCTGAACTGGCTGAAGCCTGATCCCGCTCCGCTGTGCAACGGGAATTATTTGCCGGATACGGAGTATTTGGTTCACGCCTTTCAGCCGAAGCGGCTATTTGGGGCGATGGATGATAAGCATCGCTATTTTCTGCGCCCGGCGATGCGGCAGTGGAATAAGTTCGGGCATCCCACCACAAAGCCGCTGGATTTGATGCAGTGGCTGATTCGTCTTGGATCGCAGGATGGCGAGATGGTTCTGGATTGTTTTTGCGGGACGGGCACCACACTGGTGGCGGCCAAGTCGATGGGGAGGCTGGCTGTCGGGTTTGAGCATAACGAAAAGTGGTGCGAGGTGGCGGCGAAACGCTGTGCGGCGCTTCGCGGACGGAATGAGCAGTTTGGGTTTGATTTTTCAACGGACAAAACAGAAAGGGTATTGGAATGAGCAAGGACAACGGGAAGCGGAAGATGTTCCGGCGTGAGCGCCGGGTGAAGAAGGCGAATGATTTGGCGCTGAATGTGTTTTTGAGGATGCAGATGCAGCCTCTGAGGGAGCGGTTGAAGCTGGCGCGGTTTCTGGTGTTTCAAAGCGATCTGCGCTATTTCGCGCGGAAGCAGGGAAAGAGCGTCCGGCAGGTGCTGGAGAAAATAGAACAGGAAGAGAAAGGGTAGGTTATGGGTATCAAATTGTATGGCAAGACGGTGATGGTTGAGCCGGTTCCAAAGGAGCAGGCGATTAAGTTGATTATTCCGGATGCGGCGAAGGAAAGCGCTCCGTGTGACATTATTGTCCGGGCTGTCGGTCCGGAGGTCAAGGCGGTGAAGGTTGGGGATTGTGTTGTGTGTCGGGCCAGCGAGGGTAAGCCGCTGAAGTTTGACAACGGCGACGGGGTGAAGCTGTATAGCTTTTTCGAGGAGAAGGACATTCTCGGAAAGTTCTAATTATTACCCCGCTACGCGCATGCGTGCGCGGAATTGTGTGCGCACGCGCGCGCGTCCTTATACCGCAACTGACAAACCGGACTACTCAGACCGATGAAAAAGCAGAAAAAACAGACGGAAAAACCTCCGGTTAAAAAGGTTTCCAAGGCTCGGAAAAAGCCGGTGAAGGTTGGCCGTCCGGATGGGTTTTCGTGGCCGGTTGCTGAGCTGGTTTTAGATGCGATCGCCGGCGGGGAAAGTCTGACGCATGCCTGTGAAAAGGACGGGCTTCCGACTCGTAAAACGGTTTCTGGTTGGGTGCGTAAGGGTGCGCTGGGTATTGATCCGGATTTGCGTCAGTTTGCGGAGGGGTTTGTGCTGGCGTGCCGGGTGCGGGTGGCTCTGCTGGAGGATGATTTTGTAGAGCTGATTCGCAAGATTCGGACAACTCCAGCGCTTGAGTTTCGTGAGATGGAGGCGGTGCGCTTCAAACTCGAGATGGACGGGCTCAAGTGGTACCTGGGTAAGTTCCGGATTGGTGAGCAGCTGGCCGGGGTGGAAGAAGCTCTTGACCGGTTAAAAATGGCAACCGGAGAAGACGAAGAGGGTTCTGGTGATGGTCGGTTTATGATGGTGGTTAGACGTGCGGAGGTTGCGGATGCGTGAAATATCGGCAACCCTGAACTATCAGCGGCTGGTGGATAGCACGTTTCCTGTCTATTCGGGCTGGTTGAATAAGTCGGTTGCGGAGCGTCGTGCCGGATGGAATATTCCAGGGGCTGATTACAGGGCAACACGCAAGCGGTATGCGGTGCTTGAGGGTTCGTCCGGATCCTCAAAAACGATTTCCATCTTGCAGTATCTGATTTCGTATCAGTTGCTACAGCGCAAGGTGAAGGTGGACTGTTTCCGTCACGATCAGGCGACGTGTAACGATTCGGTTATTGAGGATTTCCGGTTTGTGATGGGGCCGGATCAGTTCGGGCTGTGGGATGATAAGTGCTGGAATGAGCAGCGCAAGGAGTACCGGTTTAAAAACGGGGCCATGCTGCGTTTTCGCGGGTGTCAGAAGCCGGGCAAGCTGCACGGTCCGCGCCGTGATATTGCGTGGCTGAACGAGGTGACGGAAATATCCTACGAAGCGTTCCGGCAGATTAATGCGCGAACCAACGATTTTATTATCATGGACTTCAATCCCAGCATTTCGGTGCACTGGGTATTTGAGCGGGTATTGAAGCAGGGCGGGGATCGGGTGGATTACTTCCATTCGACGTTCCGGGACAATCCTTTCATCAGTCCGGAGGCGCGGGCAGATATCATGAGCTGGCGGCCAACGCCTGAAAACATACTGGCCGGCACGGCGGATAAGTGGAGCTGGGAGGTTTACGGGCTTGGGAAGCGGGCGCGGCGCGAAGGGGCCATCTTCGACAATTGGCTGGTGCTGGAGGATGAACAGTGGCCGAAGGAACTTTACGCGGCGCAGCGTGACGGTCATTTCGTGGACTTTGGTTTCTCTCAGGATCCTACGGCCGTGGGCCGGGCTTTCCTGCTGAATGATCGGCTGTATGTGCGCGAAGTGGTGTATGAGACGGGGCTGATCACCACGGTGAATCAGAGCAATCCGGATAAGCCGTCGCTGGAACTGCGGTTGAGGGAAGCTATCGAGTGCGGGCTGTTTCTTCCGGGTCTGCTGATGATCGGTGATGCGGCGGCGGCTGAGCAGCTGGCCGACTTGGAAACCAGCGGATTCCGCGTTGAGGCGTGCGAAAAGGGGGCTGGAAGCATCCAGTACGGGATCAGTCTGCTGAAGCAATTCACGATCTACGTCCACCGCGACAGCAACAATTTTCAGGCTGAGTTTGAGAACTACGCATGGAAGAAGCAGCCGGACGGTAAGTTTTCCGATGAGCCGGAGGATAAGTTCAACCATCTGATTGACGGGTTGAGGTATTGGGCGAGGCGGAACGTGAAGCCGAGGGCTTTGAATGCAGGGCGGCGGGTGAGCAGTCGGGTGGTTAAAAAATTGAGGAGATACTAATGCAGATAATTTATTGCGATTGGCTAAAGGTGCAGATTGCCGTGTTTAGAAATCGCGCTGAATGCATCCGGATTCTTGCAGAAACTGAAGATTTTATAGAGCCAAACACAAATGGGATGGCCGGATATTCGTCGGCAAAGACCGGCTTGCCGATGTTTTTTATTTATTTGCATAAGCCCGGGAAATCAGATCCGACAATGAGCGGGCTGATTGTGCATGAGGTGTCGCATCTGGTTGATATTTTGCTGAATAAAAAAGGCATCGAAACGGCATCGGTAAATACTGAAGTTCGCGGGCACATGAATGAGTGGCTTTTCAATGAAGTGAGCTGGCTTGTTAGGTCTGGAAGTGAAAGAAAACGGCGAAAAATGAAAGAAACAGGCGGATTATGCAAAAACAGGGGGAAAAAATGAAATCTGAATCAGTATTTATTCACCTGCAACCGACGGCGAACGAGTTGCGCCAGGCGTTTATGGAGCAGGTTGAGGCCGGTACGATCAAGCATCTGCCTGAATGGTTGCGGACGCTTCCGGGCTGGATGCGCTATTTAAACCCGAAGCCGAAAGCTCCGCGCGCGATCGCGTTTTGTCCGGTGGTGATTGAGGTGGAGGGGAGATATCCGGCGGTGATTTACCTGACGAACTGGCGCGAATGCGGGAAAAGCGTGCAGGTACATTTTGCGGCACATGCTCAGTACCGTCCAAAGACCGTGTTTTCTGCGGCCAAGCTGGCTTTGGACATGATTTTGAACAGCAAGGAAGTGGCTCTGCTGGAGGTTTGCTGTGAGGGAAACAATCAGGTTGCCGAGAAAATGGCACGGTCGATGGGGTTTTCTGAGGTGGCTCGGGTTGGTGGGTGCGTATATAGCCTGAAAACAAACAAAGGGACTATTTATGGCCAAGCCAAAAGCACAAAAAGCAGAAACCCCTCAAAAGGCGGCTGCTCCTGTCACTCCGGAGAATGCCGAAGTTCAGGCTGCCGGTGAGGCAGAACGGCGCAGACTTCAGCAGCAAAAAGGGCGGCAAACGACCTATCAGGTCAATCCGGCCGCGGGCGGGCAGTTTGCAAACATGCTGAAAAAACGGACGGGCGACTAAAAAAAAGGCTTTAGACCTTAGGCTTTAGGCCGGTCTGAATGAAAAATATGGCAAAAACTATTGCAGAGAAGATTCTCCGGACGCGCGATACGCTGAAAGGCCAGCGGGCAACGTACAAAAACGTGTGTGATGAAGCGTGCCGGCTGTTTAATCCGGAACTGGAGGATCTGCTGGAAGCTCCGGCTGGTTCTGAGATTCTTCAGCCGATTATTTCAACGGGCATTCTGGCGCAGGAGCGGATGGTTTCAGGTCTGTTTTCCAACACCATGAGCATGGGCCGCGGGAACATCATCGATCAGGACCAGAAGAAGATGAAACAGTCCGAGATGGCGCGGTTTTATACGGCGCTCAGCAAGGCAACGCACCGGCGGATTCAGCAAAGCCCGTTTCCTGAAGCATACAACGAGATGCTGTCCGGCTTTGGTGTGCGTGGTGAAGGGGTGTTTTATGTCGATTTTAACGAGAAAACCGCTCAGCACGAGTTTCTGGTGTATCCCAGCACAAAGGTTTTTCCGGTTCGCAATGCGCGCGCGGAGTTGATTGAGGTTTACCGCGAATATGAACTGACGGCCGTTGAGGCGGTTGATGAGTTCGGGCTGGAGGAAGTTCCGCCGGTGATCCAGACGGCCTACAAAAACGAAAAGCACGAAGAGAAATTCAAGTTTGTGCATGTTTTACGTCGGCGCAAAGAGCGCAACGGCAAGCGGCTGGACAGCAAAAACATGCCGTATGAAAGCATCCACGTTGAAGAGTCTACCCGGACAAAGGTTAAAGAGTCCGGAACGAAGCGGATGCGGTATCTGGTGCCGCGCTTTTATGTGCGCGACGGGGAGCCGTTCGGGCGATCTCCGGCCATGAAGGCTCTGCCTGTGGCTCGGACGCTGATGAAGGTTGTCTCGGATCACATGGACGGGGTTGAGCTGGGGATTGCTCCGCCAATTTTCCTGCCGGATCGGGACGCGGTAGAGTCTGCGGTACTGGAAGCGTTCGGGGTGAACTACTGCGACACCAGCAAGGGGCAGATTTTCACGTACACCGGAAACGGCAATCTGCAACTGAGTGCGGATTTCATCACCTGGCTTACGGATGAGTTGAATAAACTGCATTACGTGGATCTGTTCACGATGCTGGAGCAGATTAAAAACAGCGCCAAGACGGCGTTTGAGATTTCCCAGCTGATCGCGGAACGGATACAGGCAATCAGTCCGGTAATCAACCGGCTTGGGAATGGGTTCTTTTCGCCGCTGTACGAGCTGGTTGCGGAAGACATTCTTGAATATGACCTGCTCGGTGAAGAGGTTCCGGCGGCTCTGGCCGGCAGTGAGTTCTCCGTGCAGTACACCAGTCGGCTCGATGTGCAGCTGGCTGATCTGGAGATTTCCAGTCTGGCGCAGGCGGTTATGCAGGCGGCTGAGCTGATCGCGGCCATCAAACAGAATCCCTGGCTGGATGCGGTTGTTAAGACCTACGAAACGATCAAAAAGATTTTCGCGGCCAAAAACGTGGATGTGGAGCTGTTGTTTACTGAGCAGCAGTTCAAAGAAAACATCAAAAAATATATGGACGCGCAGGCGGCAACCCAGCAGCAGGAGCAGCTCGGCGGCATGGTGCGTCCGATTGATGCGCAGCGGGCACCGGAAGAGGGCAGTCCGCTTGAAGCCGGGGTGGCGGCAATGGAAAGCGCCCAAGGGGTGGCGATCTAATGGTTAAACCAAGCAAAACGCGGCGGGCAGTGGCCGATGGGGAGCAGCGCAAGCGGGCGGCTCGGTTCAGAAAGGTATTCGGAACGGCGGATGGAAAGCAGGTGCTTGAGGATCTGATTGCCAAGTCCGGGATGAACGGGCCGCTTTTTGCGACGGATCAGCGGGTGCAGGATGCAAATGTGGCCCGGAATGATTTCATGGTGTGGGTTATCGAACAAATCAACTGGAAGCCTGTAGAGGGCAAGGAGGATGCAAGTGAGTAAAGTTACAAGTGCGCTGCTGCTGGGCGGCAAAGTGAACGTGAAAAAGGTTACGCTCAAAGAGCTGGCTGATTTCATTGCGGCTGAAAAGCTGGATGTGGTGATTGGCAAAGACAAGGCTGAAGCGTTAAACGCCATTTGCGACGCGCTGGAAGCTCGCGGTGACGTGGCCCCTGAAGCGGATGAAGGTCCTGAAGTTCCTGATACGGATGAGCCTGTTGGTGAACTTGGTGAACCGGCCGTTAGCGGATCGAACTATCTCAAGCGTCGTGCCGGCAAGATTAAGGCCGGACGCAACGAACTCGGTCAGATTCCATCTGACTTGAAAGAGCAGGCCAGCAAAAGCTCTTACATTGCCCGTCGTTTCAAAAAAATGAATCCGAAAGGCTAAGGCATGCTGAAATTCATTCTTTGGATGTTTTTCCCGTTGCTTCCGATGGTCCGGTATATTGGCGAAGACGGAGCAGGCGGCGGTGGATCCGGCGGCGGTGACGGCGGCGGTGACGGCGGAGGATCTGGTGACGGTGGATCGCGCAGCATGGAAATTCCTCCCGATGGTGGAAGGACAAAGACTCCGGCCGGCGGCGGTGATAAGCCGTGGTTTGAGTCTGCCGGGGTTGATCCGGCCATCCTGACCGATAAGGACAAGGAATATAAAACCCTTGGCGACTATGTGAAGGGTGCGCAAAGCGCCCGGCAACTGGCCGCGTCGAAGGGGATTCCTCTGCCTGCCAAAGATGCCACACCGGAGCAGAAGGCGGCGTTTCAGGCCGAGGTGATGAAACACTTTCCCGATCTGCCGGTGGCGCCGGAAAGTGCCGACAAATACGAAATCCCGATGTTCAAGGATTCCGGACTGCCGGAAACTCGGCAAAAGGCAATTACCGGAGCGTTTCATAAGGCTGGTTTGAGCAACAAGCATGCGCAGGCTGTGATGGATATCTATGCGGATCAGGTGGCGCAGGACATGGAGGATGCTCAGGCGCAGATTGCAACCCAGCGAACAGCCACGGATGCCGAGTTAAAAACCGAATGGGGGGCCGTGTTTGCGGATCGCCAGGCGGGGATTGACCGGATTGGCGAAAAATATCCTGAACTGTTTGCGGTGATGAAGTCGGTCGGGATCGATGCGCGCAAGGACTTCCGCGTCATGATGGACGAAGTGGCTCGCAGTATCAGCGAAGACCATCCGGGAGGAAGCGGCAAGGAGTCGGCGGACGGTATTGAAACGCAGATCACCGAGCTGCGGACAAAGATCAAGGGAACCGAAAACTCGCTTGAACGGCAGAAACTGATCAAACAGGAATCGGAATTGTATAAAAAACGCGATGCGCTGCGGAAAAAATAAATCCGGGTAAAACTGGATGCGTATATAGGGGCGAGGGAATACCTCGCCCTTTTTCTTTGGGCTGAGCCCCTCCATCCGCGTGGATCGCGGCGGGTGGCGGCGCAACCGCAAGCAAGCCCCCTCCTTCGGAGGAACACGGTGAGCGAATGGTGAGAAATCACGGTTTGTTAACTGAAATGTAAAAACGAAGGAGAAGAAGATGAAAATTATGTTTATTGGAAATCCAGTCTTGGCCTTGCTGAGCTGGTTGCTTGCTCCGGCGGTGCGCTTCGCGTCGCAGGATACTCATATGTTCGAGCAGTTTACGGCCAACGTAAAAGACCTGCTCGGTGAACATCCGGCCCACTCTATTCTGGCGCACATGTGCGAAGAAGAAGCGGGATCCGGCAAAGGCGTGTGGATCAACGGAATCAGTGCTGCGGACAGCGACGATGCAGTCAGCAAAGCATTGACGGCCAAAGACACGGTGAAGGAATACCAGCAGCTGGCCGCTGAAAGTCAGACCTGGGACAACTTCAAAAAGACCATTACTCCGTTTAACGATGTAATGAAGATGGTCAGCTGGTCCGCTCCGAGTCTGGTTGAATGGGGTCACTCGTTCGACGAAGACGAAGAATGGCAGCATCTGGCCGATCCGAAGGGTTCCACGGTTAACGTCGGTATCCGTAAAATCTTCAAAGAACGCGATGAGCTGTTCCTTGCCGGTGCTACGGCCGCAACCGTCAGCCGCAAATCCAGCGACAATGAAACCCTGCACTCGGTTTCTCTGCCGGCGACCCAAACTCTGGATGACATGACCTATGCAGACATCGATGTCGACAGTCTGCCAAGCATGATCTGCGAGAAGTTTGACAATGTCTGGTATGCCAAGGGCAGCCCGATCTATTGCGCTATCTCCGCAACAATGGCGCGGCATTTCCGCAAGAACAGCCGCAACCAGATTCATAACACGGACTTTGTGCGCAGTTATGAGCACTTCATGCAGGGAACGATCCCGGACATCGACGGTGTAACCTTCATTGTCCTGCCTAAATCCATGATGGCCTCCATCACCGGCGAAGGCGCGGAAGACTCCTATGTGGCATGGGTTCCCCAGGCTATCAAACGGGTTATGTACAGCGGGTTCAAGACCTCGACCTCTACTCAGGGGTTGCTGCGTGATACGCAGTTGGTTTACATGCGCGAAAAAGAAGACTTCAAGCGCATCGACGACCTCGGTGTAGTCGTTGGCGATATCATCGCCGCGGCGCAATAACGGACGGCCCCGGTCGCAAGGCCGGGGCTTCCATAGTTTGAAAATTAATTGAAGGGGTTGAAAATGAAAAAAATGACAATTATGGCGGTGATGGCGGTCTTGGCGCTGGGTGTGCAGGCTGAGAAGTATGTGACGGTGGGCGTTGCTCCCGGAACGAACAACGTGGCAACCATTACGCAAAGTTTCGCGGCGGTAGCCATTCCGGTGGCGATCTACACGGAACTGACCGGAACGACCACGAACGCGGTGACGATTGGTTTTACGCCGTCGGTTGCAACGAATGCGGCTGACTATGGCAAAACCTACCGGATCGGCTCGTTTTCGACGGTTGGCGGTGCGGAAGCTACGGTGGTGATGAACGATCCTCTGAATACCAATTCGGCTGGCACGGTTATCATGAATCGCGGCGATGCTATGCCTCTTACCGGCGCCGGCGGCACAGCCAGCACGAACGTGTTTTATCGGGTTGTATTCAAGCTGCCCTGAGCGCTTCGCAACGTGATGAAACCAAGGCGGAGCGGGTTATCCGTTCCGCCTTTTTACTAAAAAGAGGTGGATTATGCCGGTACATGCAAATTTCGTGGATACGCTGGAGCAGGTTGGTGATCTGGCGCTGGGAAAAGTCGGAGAGAAAAAGCGTCTGACAAACATTGAAACGGATACCGGCAACCATGCAGAGGTAATACGGCTGTTTATTCACCAGGTGATCCGCGAAGTGCAGAGTGAGTTTCGCTGGTCTGAGCTGACCAAATCGGTCGAGCTGGAAAGCCCGATCGCTGAGAATGATGATACGTATCAGTACACGCTGCCGAGTGACTTTCTGCGTCCGGCCAGCAATCGTGATCAGGATTATATAATTGAAAACGGCTATCTGTTCACCTCGGTAGCTGAAAACTTCCCGTTCCGGTACATTCGCTATTCTGAAAATCCAGCGGAATGGAGCGGTCTGATGGTGAAATGTGTGTTTTTCAGGCTGGCGCTGGAAATCTGCATGCCACTGACGGAAAACGCGCAGAAATACAACAGCCTGCTTGAAGAGTACGAAAAGGTTGTTTTTCCCCGGGCTAAGATGGTGGGGAGTTTTGACACGGAAAATCCGCGTCCACGCATTGCGCGGGGCCGGTACAGCCGGACACGCGGCGGGGTGGGCGGCGCGATCGCCGGCGCATTCAACCGGGTGATCGGTATTATTGCTCCCGGGCATAATCATGATACGGACTACATGCCGCTGGTTGCCACAAACAAGATTTCAACTCCTTTTTTGCAGGACGGCTCTGTTACGGCGGATAAGTTGTCTGTGGATGCCAAGGCGCTGGCTACCGATGCCGACGCTATAGTGTTGCAGGACGCAAAGGACTACGCGGACTTGGCGGAAACAGCGGCGATTGCGGCAGCGGCGGCGGATGCATCGGCTAAAGACGGGGCATTGGCGCTGGGTTTATATCCGAACATTGTACAAGGGATGCTGACTGCGCCATATACAGTTACGGGCGGAGCAATTCCCAACTGGCAGAATGTTACCGGGTTGGTTGCAGAAATAAACCGTCGATCTAATTCATCCTATTTTCGCATTCGTGCGGTTGTTTATGGAACTACGCTAACGGCAGCAACCCAGCCGATGCTGATCAAAATAACACAAAACGGGAATGATATTGGAGGTCTTGTTTCTGGGAATGGAAACCGGATTGCCTGTCATGGTTCGATATCCGGCCCAACGGATGCCAACGAAATGGAGTGTTGCGTTATTGACTTTCTTCATGATCCCGGCACGACGCCGATGCCGCCAATCACGTTTCGAGTGCAGGCGTGCGTACAGCACGCGACTAATGCCGGAACAATCAATGCGACACGCACAGATACTGACAGCACGGCGTTTTCTCGCACAATGAGCACACTGATCGTTGAAGAGATTTTCTGTGATCGTACAACAGGCGATCCATTGGAATAATATGAGAGTATTTCGACAAAATCTAAGCGGTGGGGTGCTGGGTGTTGATCTGCATTACCGTTCCGACATGGAGCATTACCACAAGGGCAATCTGGTGCAGGATAATTTTCTTCCGACACCATACGGCGGGATGATCCGCCGGCCGCCGAGCGAAAAGGTGCTGGAGCATGGGCCGGTGACGGTTGAAGGGGTGGTTTATAATCCATCGGTGATCCGGTATTTTGGATTTGTGTATGATCGGGTTGCTCAGTATGTCGTGGCACTGATCAGCTACGCGGCCGCTGGGAATGACCCTTGGAGCAGGTTTGAGATATTTGATTTGGCCGGAACGCTGAAGGATACGGTGGATTGCGATTACGCGGCGCTGAACATCAATGAGCTGGTGGATAAGCAGCTCAATGATGTTATGTATCTATCGCACAACGGATATCCGACACAAAAGTTGGTGCGCACGGCGGATACGGAGTGGACGCTGGAAGACGCTAAGCTGGAAGGCGGGCCGTGGCTTCCGTGGAATGAGGATGAAACTACGGTGTCGGTGGAGAAGGCGGCTTATGCAGCCGGAACGACGTATCAGGCTGGCGACGTTGTGCATTCTGGCAATTTGGATAAGGCTCTTACCGGAGCAAGCTATGTGTTTTGGTATTCTCAATATCACGATTTGGTTACGTGGAATTTTTATTTACTGAGGCTTAGCATTGCAACGGGGCACGGAATTGTTGTTGGCGATACGATATTGGTGAGCGGGTTCAGCGGGGAGTGCTACCCCATTAATGGCGTTTATAAGGTTGTGCGCGCAGGAACGCTCTATGTTGAAATCAATATCGGCACCAGAAGTCCTGACAATCTTTTTGTGTGGCCGCATCGCGCTGAAAACTATTATGCGCTTCCGGGCTCGTACTCTGACGAAAAGCTTGGAAAAAACGGCGGGGATCGGTTTTTTGTATCATTAACCTATGAAAACACTGGCAATGCTCTGCCGGTGGCTCCCGCTACAGAAACAACACGCTGGCGCGTTACTGCTGCGCCAGGGGATCTCACGTTAAAATCGTCTGATGATTTGTTTAGCGCGGATAATGTTGGGCAGAAGATTTTCGCAGCGGTCAATATTGCGCAAACCTACGATGGAACCTTTACGGCAACCGGCAGTGCGTCTGCGCCGGTGGCTTACTCTAATGGATCCGTTAAGCTGCTCACTCAGGGCGGAGTATGGGGTGGAATTTGTGCTCTTCAGAAGAGTCTGGATGGCGGGGTGGTGTGGGAAACGATTGGCGTTGTAAACGGAGCGAGCGGCAACAATAACGGCGAGATTACCCGCGACATTGAAGAGCCGCTGGCTTTGTTGAGGGTTTACATGCAGACGTATACGGCGGTTACGGGCGCGACGGGTTGCATGTGGCAGCTTGATTTTCCGTCTGGAACTCCATTTATCGGAACGATTACGGCGTATACCGATGCGCGAACGGTGACGGTTACACCTGAAACGTCGTTGACGGCTCTTTTCCAGACCAAAAACTGGAAGCTCGGCGCGTTCAGCGAAACCAACGGCTATCCGGGTGTGGTGGCGATCCATGACGAACGGCTGATGCTGGGCGGGTCGAAGCTGCAGCCGTTTATGGTGTGGGGCTCTGCGGTCAACAACTGGGAGTGGTTTGCTGACGGGGTGCTGGAGACTTCTCCGCTGGCTATTCAGGCCAACGCGGACCGTGCGACGCGGCTCTGCTGGCTGGCGAGCAAAGGGGAGCTGCTATTCGGTACGGACTTCAATGAGTATTCCGCCGGATCGCGCGACTCGGACAAGATCATCAGCGGGGTGAACCCTCCCAAAATTGCGGTGCAAAACTCGTACAGTTCGGCACCTATTCAGGCGCTGCTGATTGGTGAAGACATTATTTTTGTGCAGAGCGACAAAAAGACACTGCGGAGCATGTCGTTCAGTGATGCAAAATGGGGTTATGCGGGGATGAATATGACCGTCTCCTGCCCGGATATCGCCGGGAGCGGCTTCCGGTGGTTAAGCGTACAAAAGAATCCGTTTCCGGTGATTTGGGCGGGCACGGAAGATGACACGCTGATTTCGTTCACCTACGACAAGGAAATGAACATTACCGGCTGGGCAAACCATCCGCTGGCCGGTGCAACAGTGGTTTCCGGGTGCGTCATTCCGACGGCTGGAATTGATACGGTGTTTATCTGCACGAACCGCGACGGCGTGTTTCAGATGGAAAAGCTGGATTATGCCAATCAGGTGTTTACGGATGATCAGGACGGAACAGATACAGCCATGACCAGTTTGGTGCGGCCTACCAGTTTGGTGCAGGCCCCGAACGTATTGGAAGAGGCCAAGTACCGGATCACCAAGATATTTCTTTACCTGAAAGCCTCACAGGGCGGCGAGGTGAGCGTGGACGGCGGGGAGACATGGGAAGTCATTGAGTATCCGGATGCCGAACTGTTTACGGGCAAGGTGGAAATCTCGGTGAACTCCGGCAACACCGAAGAGGCTCCGCTGATGATCCGCACAACCGGGACGCAACCGTTTAATTTACTGTCTATCGGCGCGGACATTGACCGGCAAAGCACAAAGGAATGAGTTTATGGATCCGATAACCGCAACACTGTTAATTATTGGAATTGTGGGGACGCTGGCCGGCACAACCATGTCGTATCAGGCGAAAAAGGCGGCTGGGCAGCAGGCGCAGTATAACGCGGACCATGCGGCCAAGGTTGAGGAGATGCAGGCCGAAGAGGAAAAGCTCCGGCGCTCGGCCCAGGAGCGGCAGGAGCGTAAGCAGGCACGTATGCGGCGTGCATCCATCGAGGCAGATTTTGCGAAAAGCGGGCTTTTGATGACCGGAACTCCGGTTTATCTGCTGGAAGAGCAGGCCAAGGCCGATGAAATGAACATTCTGGAAGGCAACCGGATTTCGTCGGTTGGCTTTATGCGATCGATGGAGCGTGCGCGGCTGATTCGCCAGCAGGGTAAATTTGACAAGTCGGCGGCGGACTACGGAGCAACGACCACGCTGATCAGTGGTGCGGGCAGTCTGGCTCTGACGGGTGCTTCGTTTAGTGCGGCCGGCGGATTTGGGCCGAAGACGCCACCTCCACCCGGCGCGGGCGGAACGATGGTTTCCGGCGGTGGCCAAGGAGCCGGATATAATAACGGCATGAATGGGCGCGTTACACCGGGCAGCAATAATTTGTTTAACGCATAGGAAGGGTTTATATGGGCCGCATACCGATGGATTTGGGAGTGAACTACCAGCGCAATCCGGAGCCCCCGGCCGTGCCGCGCGGTTTTGGTATGGAGCGATTTAATAAGGTTGCCGAGCGCGGGCAGGTGATTGCCGGTCTGGGGGCGAAAGTGGCGGACATTGCCACCGATTACGCAGCTAAAAACAAGCAGGCGGATCTGCGGGCGGATGCTCTGGCGGCGCAGTCGCAGTTTAAGATTATTCAAACTGAAGCTCAGTTGAAGGCATCTGAGACCGATGATCCGAATGAAATCCGGCAGATTTGGGCGGACGCACACGGACAATACAGCAGCTGGGTGGTCGGGAAGTCGGAAAAGGGTGTTCCAAATATCCGCTGGAGCGATCAGCAGAAGGAGATGGTGACGGCTTCAGATGCCCTGCAGGGAGAGTTTCGCACGACGGCCGAGCTGAGGATTGCCGAGGTTGGCAAGCGCAACAGCAACGCCAAGGCTTTACAGGCGCAGCGGGATGCGGAGGTTGCCGGTGATCGGGAAACCATCACTCAGGCGGTGCAGGTGCGGATTGAGAACGGCACGCTCACGCGCGAAGAGGGAGAGGTTGAGCGGCGGGCATCCTTCCTGAAGTCGGATTTGACTCTGGCGAAAAACAATATCTTGAACATCGAGGGAATGGAACCGGCCAAAGCGTTGGAAGCGGCAACCGCATTTGAAACGGCGCTGAATGCGAAAGAAGAGGACGGCAGTTGGGCGGCGTTTGAGCACATTCCGGATGCGGAGCGGAAGATACTCATTAAGCAGGCTAAGGATTCGGCGGTGGCTTCGGCTAATCGCATGGAAGCCGAGGATAATTTACAAGTAACGATTAGCGATTTTGCTTATAGGGATGCGGTGAAGAAAAAAAACGGGGCGCTGTCACCGGCTGAAATGATGGGTCTGAATCTTCGGCCTGAAACTCTGAAAAAGGTTCGTGATCTGGAAAAAGAGCAGGCAAAAGATAATGCCGCAACTCAGGAATATGCGTTGGAAATGAATCGCCTGGTCCGCGCCTATGATGCCAAGGCGGATTCTTCGTCTGATGAGCAAATCAAATTACAGGCTAAAATCATGGCGATGCCTGACGGGGCTAATAAAACCATGCTGATCAATCAAATTGAGCTAAAAGCGGCAGGTGCAGGAAACCGTCTGATGAAGGTCGAGCCGGATGATGTAAAAGATCTTCAGGCTTCGATCACGGATCAGCTGCTTGATCTGGTTGAGCGGGCAAATTTCGACGGGAAAAACGAATATTCTGGCGGACGCTATAGCAAAACCACCACAGAGACCGGTCAAAAGGTAGGGGTATTCCACGGTGATTTGTCGATTGCGGCCGGGGCAGTGCAGAGCATGGTGGATAGCTATGTTGCCAAAAACAAGCCGTCCGCCGATCAGCTGCTGGATTGGTACAACACGAATCCATCTATTAAAGCACTGCGCGATGATATGAAGCTGAAGGATTTTATTGGCCGTTTGCCGTCCATGCTGGGATCGATGACGGCCGCGTCGTCCGGACAGTCAAAGAAACCGCTGAAAGATTCGCTGAGCGGGCAGTTTTCAGGCGGGAATGTTACGGATCAGCAGGATGCTCTAATGAAATTTCTAGGAGAAAAATAATGGCACTCGGACAATTTTCTGATGAACAGTTGGATTTGCTTTCTGAACGGGTTCCGATGGGGGCGGTTGAGCGTCCAGAGGTTGACCGGATGCTGCGGGAGCGGACGCAACGGCGGGTATTGACCGGACTGTATGAGCATGAGCGGACGGTGGGCGTGGCGGATGCGGACAAGCCTCTATTTATCAAAGCATTTGGTGCTGGGCTTGGGCTCGATTTGCGGGATCGTACATCGGAAGAGGCGGTTGAGTTTTTATCCGGAAGTCCGGATGTGAATGAGAGTTTTGAGCGGGTGCGTTCCAGCTTGAAAAAGCTACACGGAGAAGAGGGTATTGATCCGTTTCTTGGCCTGAGTGGCGACGAGCAGGCTAAACGGGTGAGGAACATCAAGGAATTTGAGCAACTGCAAACCGGAGTGAAGGCGGCAGTCGGCGTACAGCCCGGGTCTATGGTTCCGTCCATGCCACCAATTAAGCCTGTTACGGATGCAGAGGTGGCTGCCGGAGTGACAAAGCAGAAAGAGGATGCGTTCTGGAGTTCTCCCAAGCTGGTACGGGATGCGCTGTGGCCTAAAATGGTTCCCGAAGCTCAGCAGGCGGCGGTGAAGTCGATTTTCTACAAGAATCCAGCGCGGGCAATGGATGCGATCGATCCTCTTCTTGAAGGTCTGCCACCTGAACAGATCAGGATGTTTTCGGCAGTGGCGCTGGCGGCGCGTCCGGAGCTGAAGAAAAGTTTTGATGAGCGTTTTGGACTGACGTTTGAAAAGGTTTTCCAGCGCCGGAAAGAGAACGCCAAGTATTTTGTGCGCTCGATCGGCGCGGAGCGTCCCGGCAATCCTCTGGGCTTTTACAATGCGGCGCAGGATGTCTTCGGAGAAAACGGGTTTGAAACCTATCTGGAGAATCCGGACGCGGAGGGCGGTAAAAAGTTTGAACAGCTTCGTAAGAGGGCAGAGCAGGATTTTAATACGGTGGCGATGCCCGGCATGAGCGGAATGGAATACCGTCAGCTTCCGCAGAAAGTTCCGCTGAGTGATGAGGATCTGGTGGGCTTTTACAAAGCCGGTAAACAGCAGGTCGATTGGGAAAAACGCTATCGCGCTGTCAGTAATGCGGTCGTGGAGAAATACAAGCCTCTGCCGTCTTTTCAGGAATACATGCTGGGCGGGCATGAGGTAGTTGTGGACATGGTTTCACTGGCGGCGGCAACGTATGCCGGAAATATCGTCGCTCCGGGTTCTGGTACGGCCTTTGCGCTGGGTGCAACGTGGATGGATCACCAGGCGGAGATGGAGCGCACGCTGATTTATGACCACGGCATGAAGCCGGTGGACGCCAAGTTGTGGACGGGCCTTGCGGCCGTTCCGTATGCTGCCGTTGAATATGCCGAGTTAAAGGGGTTCTCAGATTTTAGTTTCCGGGGGTTGGAAACGGCCAACCGGAGTTTAAACCGCAGCATCCCGAATCTGTTCATGACCTATTTTCCGCAATATCTGAAGCGGGCCGGTGTGGGTACGGTCAAGGAAACCGGTGAAGAGGTTCTACAGGGCGCTGTAGATTTTGCGCTGATGGAGACCGTCCGCAATCTATACGAGACTGAAGGGCTGACGTTTGACGGGAATGCAAAGGCATTCTGGGATGAAGCTGTCGGGGCCGTCAAATACATGTGGATGGCCGGTTTGGTTGGCGGGCAGGTAACGGGCGCGATGCAGGGCACGGCGGATGTTCTACGTGGAGGCGGGGTAAAAGGGTTTTTTGCACCTGAATTTAAAATGGCCGTGCGCGACCGTACTTTGCCGCTGGAAGAGTTTGAGGCTGAGGTTGGGTTGAGACGCGCCCGGACGGATGCAACGCGCCTACGGGCTGAAAGCGGCTTTAAGGATGGCGTTCCTGAAAACGTGCTGGAGCTGGTCCGCGTGACGCGCGGGGATGATGTAAACACGGAAGTTGACATTGAAAGCGAGATTTCGAAGCTGGGCTATGAAAATCCGGCCGCTGTGGTGGAAATGGCCCATGCGGAGCTGGACGTGCGCGATAAGACGCGGGAAGTCATTCAGTCGAAGATTAACACGCTGGACCGGATGATGGATGCGGAGCGCGGGCAGGATGAATTTGTAGTGCCGAAGAACGGGCCGAAGTTCGGTATGGTGGAGTTGGCACTGAACGGCTGGGCATCCGGGCTGGATGTTGCGCTTGACGTAGTGGCAACTCCGGAAGAGTTTTCGCAGAAGTACGGGGTTGGTGAGGGGGTGGCCGTCAAGGCGGCCAACATGCGCAAGACGGGCGGCGGATGGCAGGTTGTGCTGGTAGACTCAATGCTAAAAAGCAACGCGGATGCCTATGCGCAGTTCCGGCATGAGGTGCTGGGGCATGTCGGCTTTGATCTGTCGAAGAATGGGCCGGAAGTTGTCGGGCGGATTGCCGGGCTGGTCGGGCTGGACTATATCAAATCGCGGCTTCCGCAATATGCGAAGCTGCACGAAGCGGGCAAACTGACGGATGCCGGGCTAGTGCAAGAGTTTCTGGCAGTGCTGGCTGGCGATCTGCGCCGGGCGTCGGCTTCGGATGCCGATAAAGGGATGCTGGAAAAGCTAAAAGAAGGCTTTGTGCGGTCGCTCGGTGTTGAAAGTGCAGGATCCATGACGGCGCGTGAAGTGGTTGATCTGGCGCGGCAGGTGATGGGCGAAGCATTCAAGGCCGGATCGATGCAGAAGAATGACGGTTCAGGTTCTCAGCGGGCTTATGACGAACAGCAGAAAAACGCGGGCAAAGACCTGAAAAAGCGCAAGGCCGCTGCCGAAAAACAGATTCAGCAGATGGCGGACGAAAATCCGGTTATCAAGATGGTGTTGGAAAACGGCGGGGTGCAGATGCCGGCTGGCAAGGAAAAGAGCTGGCCGGAAGAGTATCAGGCAATACCTAAGCGGTTTCGTGGCGTAAAGGGCGCGGGATTGTCTCTTGACCAGCTGGCGGATCAGGCGGCGGCTCTCAAGGGAACCACGGCGGATTATTCCACGTCGGAATTTCGGGCGGAGTTGGAGGCTTTTGAAGCGAAGGCGGAGCGGGTTCTTGAAGCGGCGCAGAGTGGCAAAGGCACACAGGATCAAAGCGACGAAGAATCCCGGCTGATTGCGGATCTGGAGTCCGGGAAGATCACCGAGGATGAATATAATGCGGCTATGGCGGAGTTGACGGGTGCGCGGTTTTCGGTGGAGCAGCTTGGGTTTGATCTGGGGGGTGCGGCGGATCAGGCGCAAACGGGCGGACTGTTTGATGGCGTGAAGTCGCCCGGTCGGCAAACTTCTTTATTTAATCAGTCGAAAGCGGCGGAGTCTGCTCTAGGTGCGGAGTTGTTTTCTGATGAACAGAGGACGGCGCCGCTGGCGAAGAAAAAGATTCAGGATTTCGGCGAGGTGATTCATGGCGCGCGCAAGCACTACGCGGAAGAGTATCTGTCGCGCGCTAAACAGGGCGAGCTGCTGGATGTGGCGGCTGAGCCGATGTCGAAGAGCTGGCCGGAGCCGGATTATCAGAAGCTGCTAGACGGCGGGACGGATGCCGGGGTGGTGGCCTTTATCCATGCCTCCAGGGATGAGGTGCCGAACAAGCCGCGTTCGGGCTGGAAGCTGCGGAAGTATGTGCAGGTGGTGGATCAGTTGCGCGGGCTGTCAAATCAGCTTCTGCGTGGTGAGATATCGTCCGAAAACATCCGGGCGCTATTAAGCCGTCCGGAATTTTCACAAATCAGCCTGAATGTGGGCGGTCGGGCGGAGCTGTACGCCAAAGTTGGGCACGCAAAGAGTCTGAAGGGCGTTTATGTGACGCAGGGTACATACACCATGTTTAATGGTGTGCCGTATTCCCCGGCGAAAGTCATCTGGTCTGTAGAAAAACGGGAAAGCAATTCTCAGAGTGGGAACTGGCCGCGGATGATGGCAACCGGTGAAAGCCGGCAAGAGGCTGTGGAAAAGTTTGCGGCGGCCTATGCTGGTTTTAATGATGCCCAGAAAAAAGGAAAAGAGGTTGAGTTCAACCTGTACCGTAAGCGCGGGCAGGAAGGCGTAATTGTCGGTAAAAAAATCGGACGCAATTATGTGGATCTGATGGTTTTGCCGGATGTGAAGGCGGCGCGCGACTATCTGAAAAACAACAGGGCTGAGCTGGAGCGTAAGCTGGAGGATTATAAGAAGATCCCGGAAGAGCGCCGCGCTGAAAACTCTCCACGCGTTGGAGATGACTACCGGAAGGGTAGCGACGTTACGCCGGAGCAGTTCCAAAACACATTTGGTTTTCGCGGGGTGCAGTTCGGAAACTATGTTGAGGATGATCGTCGGCAGGCTGATTTGAATAATGCGTATGACGCGCTGATGGATTTGGCCTTGCTACTGGATATTCCTCCGGCGGCTGTTTCACTGAATGGAGAGTTGGGATTGGCATTCGGTGCGCGTGGGCATGGAGGTAAAGAGGCTCCCAGCGCACACTATGAGCCGGTGCAGGTTGTGATCAACCTGACTAAACGCGCAGGGCCCGGCTCGCTGGCGCATGAGTGGTGGCACGCACTGGACAACTATTTTTCTCGGACGGGCGGGAAGCCTGCCGGATATATGACAGGGGTTATTCCAGGTACCGCAGGGGTTCGTCAGGAAATGGTGCAGGCGTTTGGAAACATTCAGGAGGCTATCCGCAAAAGCGGTCTGCCGGAACGCTCTAAACTGCTGGATGCTCGCCGGTCAACTCCGTACTGGAGTGAGATGATCGAGATGTCGGCCCGAACATTCGAGGCGTTTGTGAAATCCCGGATGGATCAAACGAACATCGAAAACGACTATCTGGTTAATTTTAAGGACATGGTGGATTACATTGTGCAGAGCTTTGCAGCTAAAGAAATGTATCCCTATCTGCTGGATGAAGAAAAAGATGCGGTTAATTCCGCGTTTAATGCGCTTTTTGAAACGGTGCAAAGTCGTGAAACTGAAAAAGGCACGGCGCTGTTTTCCATCGAGCAGATGGAAGACGGCCGGCGGGCGGTGGTGCTGGAGATGGCGCGGCTGATTATGGCGGATCAGGAACGCGGCGCGACGAAGAGCACGGTAACAAAAGCCAAGGTGCAGGAAACGCTGATTAGCGTCGGGGTGCGGGCGGACAAGGCCATGGCGCAGGAGGATCTGGAACGCGCTAAGGAGATTGTTGGTCTGGTGCGGGCACAGCGCAGCATGGGAGGAGATTTGAACCGGCTGATGGCGCAGGCTGAAATCAATACGCATTACGGCCGTCAGCTGGAAGAGGCCCATAAGATGGGTGAGCGCGGCGGGCGCATCTGGCAACAGGCGCAGGATGAGGTGGATCAGCGGCGCAGCGAGCGGATTAAGTATGCCAGGCAGATTGCGGTCGGTCTGACGTCCGGCGAGCTGGATGACAAAAACCATATCGATCTGGAAAACCTCTGGAAGAAACTGATCATTGAAGAGCGGGTGCGCAAGCCGCGCCAGGCGAAGGAAACGGATAAGGAATACGGAGAGCGTCCCAAGGGCACTCCGTTGCCGGATGATTTGAAGCTGGATATTACCAACGACGAATACGCGCTGGAGATCCGGGACTGGCTGCATGAAGTGCGCCGGGCGGTGTATCGTCAGCTGATGTTCAATAAAGCTCCGGTGCCGATGGAGTTTCAAAAAGCGTGGAAAGATCCGATTGTGAAGGCGGCCTACATGCAGACGGTGGAAAACCTGTTGCGCGAAAAGGTGCAGGATCTGACCTATGGAGAGAAGCGCGACAAGCTGGTGAAACGCATTGAAGATCTGGGAACCCGCAAGCAGCTGGACAAATACGAAAATGCCGTGGCTGGCATTATGGATGAGATGTTTAACACGGCGGTTGATCAGAACCGGCAGGAATGGATTTCTCAGGCGTGGACGGAGTTGGAAAAGGTTGGCGGAGCGCTTAAAAGCCGGCAGAGCAAGTATGCCCGGCAGCTGTCCGGACGTGCTGAACTGATGTTCCGTGAAATCAAGGGCGTGATGGCGCTGGACGAAGAGGCGCTGGCGAATGAAATCAATACGGAGCTTGCCAAGCTGGACGATGAAACGAATCTGGATGCACAGCAGGCGATCCGCGACCGGCTGAGCGTGTTGGATCGTTTCGGCGGTCTGCAATATAAGAAGCTCGGTGACATTGCCGATGCGGTGACATGGTTGCATGACACGATGGCCGAAGAGCTTGAAAAACAGCAGGAAGTCGTTGAGCGTCGCAAGGTGGCTGCCAAGTCGTGGAAGGCAACCATTATTGATTCCCTGCCGAAGAAGCGGATTGCTCCGGACGGCGTGGCTGGCGGTGTGCGCAATATGTTCACGCGGGCGATGCCGGTGAAACTGCGTCTGCGGGATCTGGTGCGCTATGGTGTTCCGGCTGCCGTGGAAAAGGCGCGCGCCCAGGTTGAAGAATATTCTTCTCAGCTGGCTGATGCCAATACCCGCAAGGAGCTGGAGGACAATCAGCATTTGCTCTGGATAAAGAACACGCTGATGGCACTGTATAAAACTGAGGATGCCGGCGCTGTCTGGCATGATCTGGTTCATGAGCGCGATGAGTATGCGCAGTATTCGGATGACAATCTGCCGATGAGCAAAACCCAGCTGATGCAGCTGGTGGCAACATTTTCACAGGCTGACTTTGCCAAGCGGGCGCAGATGGTTCTGAAATATGAATCCACTATTTCCGCGCTGGCGCAGGAAATGGGAATCAGTCTGGCCGATCTGAAGGGCACTCCAGCGGTTGCTTATGCTGGTATGGATATCACCAAAGAGCTGGCGCGGCGCGAAAAGATTGATCCTTTTCAGGTATCGCAGCTGATGTATGCGGCGGTTGAAGAAGGATCACGGCTCGGACGGCAGTATAACACGGCGCTTAAAATCATTGATGACGGGGTGCTGAGTGATGCTGATTTTGAGCTGATCAATAAGCTCCGCCGGTGGTATGCCATGTCCCGCGGGGCGCTGAGTGCCGCGCTGGAGAACATTACCGGCTTACCGATTCCGGCCAACATGGATCCAAACTATGTTCCGGTCAAAAAACAGTACGAAAAAGGCGGGATCAACGGAGGCGGGCAGAGAATGCCGGTAACTCCGGCCGGACTTTCGCGCCGCGTGGAAAACTATCGTTCGTTTGATGAGTCGGCGGATATCTTGAGTCTCTGGCATAGCCGGATGCAGGAAAACAGCCAGTTCAAGCATTTTGGCAGTCTCTATCAGGATTTGGGCGTGCTGTTCAACGATCCGGACGTACTGCACAAAGCACGCGTGGCTCATGGAGAGAAGTTTGTTAAGGGGCTGACTGATCATCTGACGGATATCATGAGCGGGAAACCGGCAACGGTGAAAAGCGATTCGCTGGGTGCGACACTGGTAAACCTGAAAGCCTTCACGGCGCTGGGATTCAACCTGTCGCTATTTCCGCGCCAGTGGATCGGCGGGCTGCCGTCCTTCGGTTATTTTGTCACCGCCAAGGAAATTGCCGGGTATGTCGCGGATCTGACCAGCGCAGAGGGCCGCGCTGCATTTACGATGATCCTGAACAGCGATTGGGCGAAGTCGCGCCGGCAGACGGGGAACACGCAGATTCTGAACGAAAGCATGGCAAAAATCGACCGCTTCAAGATTCTGCGAAAATACAAAGAATACGCCATGATGCCGTCCATGTGGGGGGATAGCTTCTCCATTGCAACATTCGGCCAAGGTTTTTATAGGGCTCAGCGTGTGGAAGCGGCTCGGCGCGGCATTGAAACCGAAGAGCAGATTCATGAATTTGCCATGAATCGGCTGTGGGAAATTTCCAATTTGTCCCAGCAGTCCGGGGCTGTCATGAACCGCTCGGAATGGCAGCGCAGCGGAAGCTGGGCGGATCGGGCGTTTGGGATGTTTACGAGCGGACCGCAGCAGCAGATGAGTTTTCAGATTGATGCTTATCGAGAATGGAAATCAATCCAGGGTGATCCGGAACGCAAGGCGGCGGCGTTGAAGCAGTTCGCAAAAGTCGGTTTCATAAACCATGTGCTGGTTCCGCTGGGATACAACGGAATCAAGATCATGGTCAATGCGCTGTTGCGGGCAGGGTTTGATGAGGATGACGCCAAAGAAATGCTGATTTCAATGATTATGGGGCCTTTCGGCGGGCTTTACATTGGTGGAACCGTGTTGCAGACCATGGCAGAAACCCTGATTGACGGGGAGCAGTTCTTTAAGTCTGACTTTACGCCAGTGTCTGGGGTTCTGCAGGACGCTGAATTGATGGCGGTGGCGGCTCGTGCGATTGTGACGCTGGAATTTTCGGAGCTGCCAAGAATCTTTGATGATGCGCTGAAAAACAACTTTGCTCCGTACCGTGACGGGAAGAAAATCAAAGAGGGCTGGTTCGAATAACCCCCTCTGGATGCGTATATAGGCGGAAGAGTACCAACCAAGGAGTTCCGTCTATGAAAAAGATTATCGCTGTCCTGTTTGTATTGGCCGCTTGCATGGTTTCCAGAGCCGAGCAGTGGACCATGACCATCACCAGTTCAACGCGCTGCATCCCGGCGCAGAGCATCGCCACCAACCTGATCACCACCTGGACCAACGGCATTGCCGTGTCGGCCGGCGGTTACTACAAAAACTCATCCGGATTGACGTATATGGCCGTGACTGCGGGCACCGGTACCAACGCACCGACTCACCGGATCGGCAAGGCATCCACCACCGACGGCATAAGCTGGCTGTTTTGCAGTCCAACCCTTGGACAGAAGGGCGTTGTGGCCTGTGTGATGGCCGGCAACGAGGTGCATTACAACCGCAACGCGGCCGCAACCACGAATATGCCTTGGACGGTGAAGAACATCTTTGATCCGGCGCGGGGTGACTGGCGCTTTATTCCGGCATCTGGAACATCAACGGTGTCGTTTTTGGAACTGTAATTGGAGGGGTTGATTATGAAAAAGATGCTTTTTGCGTCGGTGATGGTTTGTCTGCTTGAGTTTGCGTGTACTTGTCGCGGCGAGTCCGGGGTTGAGTCAAAGGTTATTCATGCCGGAAACATTCCAGTATCCATTCGTCCGGGACTGCTTGGCGACTCCGGGGTGGCGGCTGGTGATCTGGCTACTGTGAACGACCTCGCCACCAAGCTCTCCATCTCCAATATCACCCCAACCGTCACCTCTGGCATCGACACGGTGCCGAGTAACTTCGCTGTCCAACAGGCGATCAGCAATGCCACTCCAAGCGTAAGCCTACAGAACGTCCTAAACACCGGAAAGACTGCGACCAATGCCAACATGGTAATCGGCTCAACCAACCAGACACTCGGCAAAGTGGCTATCGTTGGCGAGGCTGGAGCGTACACAAACACTCCGCTACTTTACCTTGAACGAACGGCTACGGCTACTGGCAACCTGATTTCTGGCGTTGTGACGGGGCGTGTAGTTGGAGGCATTGGATTGAGCGGTCAGCTTTTAACAACTGGCTCTAACGGCGGAACTAACTACCTTGCCACTCTATCGTGGGACGCAACAAACAAGGTGTACGTAATAACGGAGACAGCACAATGATGAAGCGGATTAGCCTGCTGATTTTACTGGCTGGCTTGTCATACGGGCAGGTCACCAACGTGATTGCTACGAAGTCAGTTGATCCGTTTTGGGTTGTGCCGTCTGCAACCATGCCGCTTAATCTGTGGACAAACAGCGTCCTATGGATAACCGCAGAGAGTCCGGTACTGAACGCCGGAACCACAAACGCAAACTGGGTTTGCTACGCTCGATTTTGTGGGGGAAACGCTTCTAACAGAGTGATTGCGAACCAACCCGTTCGAATCACTACCAATGGCGCACCCTATCTGCAATTTAACGGGGCAACTTCAACACTTCAACTTCCGTTAAGCAATAACTTTACGAACAGCTTTACACTTTCTGTAAAATTCTCTGCGACTAATTACACTGGTACAAAAATCCTGCTAAACAAATGGAACGGGGTTGAAAGTCAGTATATTCTTTATTCGTCGGCAAATAGAGCGGGTGTCGGAATCTGCGGGACTAATGCAACGCAGTACTTACTAACACTTAGCGATTTTACTTTAACGAATGGTAGCATTTACACCCTTACCGCAACGTATGACGGAACGACGCTTTTGGCGTATTTAAACGGTGTGCAATCGACAAATCGCGTTGCGTATTCTGGAAAATTAAACGCACCGACAACCATTCCAAATGTGGGTTTTACAGCTGGGTCGCCATATTTCGACGGACGCGTTTACTCTGTCTATACTTCATCGAACGCGGTGAGTTCAAACCTCGTAGCGGAGCTATTTAAATGAGCGCAGTAGCAATTATATCTGTTCTAGGCGTGCAAACACAGCCAGTACGCGACTCCATTATCGGAGGACATTACGTTAAGGGTGATTCGGTGGTATATGTCGTTGGGTGGTGGAGTTGTCCTGACCTATCCAAAGTACCGGACTCCGACACCGTGCAGAATGTAACCGCTGGTTCTTTTACGAAAGAGCAAGCCATTGAAACCCTAACGTCAGGCAAGGCTTTGGTGATTCACGGACTTTCAGATTTCCAGACGGCATTGGCTATCTTCGGGCTAGTTCGGTGCGACAAAGACGGAAACGAATTTACGGAAGGCGAACTGTGACCAAAGACCCCGACACATTCGCCTGCAACTGCTTCGTAATGGGGCGAGCGGTTCTGGCGACCTTAGCAATCGTCGCGCTGATTTTGATTTACAGGGTATTAACCACGGCTCCGTAAGAGCCAGCCGAAAGGCCAATCATAGAAAGAAACAAACCATGACTGAAATCTGCAAAGCCGAAGCTCTCCAAGCGAAATGTATCCTAGCCATTCAGGTTGCCGTAAAGGATGCGGTTAGTGAATCTATTCTTCCGGTGCAGGAAAAGACCGAAAAGATTTACAGCCGGATGTTCGTGGACAATGGCAAAACCTCGATACAAACCAGCTTGTCAAACCTTGAGCCGATTCTTGAGGACTTGCAGAATTTGAAGTCTATGCGGTTTCAGTTGAAGTTACAGTGGGGGATGTTG